TCCAAGATGGTATGGATAGACCTAAAACAGAGTTAGCATATAGAGTGCCAGCTTCTAAGTTTACAAGAAAGAAGTTAGATAATAACGAAGATCCGGAAGAACTTGATGGTCTTGACACAACAATTGACTGGAAGAACACAGGAGATAACTCTTATGATGGTGAAAAGCTAAAACTTCTTGTACATGATGAAAGTGGTAAATGGCTTAAACCCGATAACATATTAAATAACTGGAGGGTTACTAAAACTTGTTTAAGATTAGGTAGTCGTATTATTGGCAAGTGTATGATGGGATCAACATCAAATGCTTTAGATAAAGGAGGAGAAAATTTTAAGAAACTTTATTACAATTCAGATGTTACGAAAAGAAACGCCAATGGACAGACTAGCTCAGGATTATATAGTTTGTTCATACCTATGGAATGGTCCTACGAGGGATTCATTGATACTTATGGCTTACCTGTCTTCCACACTCCGGAAAGACCCATCAAAGGTATCGACGGAAACGAAATTGAAATAGGTGTAATAGAACACTGGCAGAATGAAGTTGATGGTTTAAAGTCAGATTCAGATGGATTAAATGAATACTACCGACAATTCCCAAGAACAGAACAACACGCATTTAGAGATGAAACAAAACAATCATTGTTTAATCTTACAAAAATATACGAGCAAATTGATTACAATGCAGATCTACGTTACTCAGCGGTTTTAACCCGTGGTAACTTTCAGTGGGATAACGGGATACTAGATACAAGAGTAAATTTTTATCCTCATAAAGACGGTAGATTCTTAATTTCTTGGGTACCACCTAAACATATGCAAAACCGCGTAATAATAAAGGATGGGTATAAGTATCCGGGTAATGAACACTGCGGCGCATTTGGTTGTGATAGTTATGATATATCAGGTACGGTTGACAATAGAGGATCTAATGGTGCTCTTCACGGGCTTACAAAGTTCTCAATGGAAGATGTACCTGCAAATCATTTCTTCTTAGAATATATTGCAAGGCCTCAAACAGCTGAGATATTTTTTGAAGAAGTTTTAATGGCTTGTGTATTTTATGGTATGCCAATACTTGCTGAGAATAACAAAGCAAGATTATTGTATCATTTTAAACGAAGAGGTTATAGAGGCTTCTCAATGAATAGACCTGATAAAGTATGGAATAAGTTATCACCAGCTGAAAAAGAAATTGGTGGAATACCAAACTCAGGACAAGATATTATACAAGCACACGCAGCCGCGATTGAAACTTACATAGAACATCACGTAGGGGATTTAGGAGATTCATATGGAGATATGTATTTTCAAAAGACATTAGAAGATTGGGCAAGATTCAACATAAACAATAGAACAAAGCATGATGCTTCGATAAGTTCAGGATTAGCTATAATGGCATGTAACAAACACATGTATACACCAACTAGCAATTTCCAAAAGGATAAAGTTCCTTTAAACTTTAAAAGATATAATAATGAAGGTTATAGTTCAAAAATAATATAATAGATGATTTATACAAATAATAATAGTTCTTTCCCTAGTCAGGTGGTACCGGATGAAGAAAAACAAAGTTATGAATACGGGGCTTTAGTCGGTAGAGCTATTGAGAACGAATGGTTTCGTGGAGATAGAGTTGGCGGCGGAGTAGGAAACCGATGGGGATCAAACTGGCAAAACTTTCACAATTTACGTCTTTACGCAAGAGGAGAGCAATCCGTACAAAAATATAAAGATGAGTTATCTATTAATGGTGATTTATCATATCTTAATTTAGATTGGAAACCAATTCCTATTATACCTAAATTTGTAGATATAGTTGTTAATGGTATATCTACTAAGAACTATGAGATCAAAGCTTATGCTGAAGATCCAGAAGCTGTACAAGCTAAAACAAAATATGCAGAAGGTATCATAAGAGATATGATGGCAAAGGATTTATTAGATAGCATCCAAAGCAAATTAGGTGTTAACTTATATAATACTCCAAACCCAGAGCAATTACCTGAAACAAAAGAAGAATTAGAAATTCATTTGCAATTAGACTACAAACAAGCAGTTGAGATTGCAGAGGAAGAAGTAATAAACCAAATATTAGATCGCAATAGGTATCCGTTAATTAATAGAAGAATAAACTATGACTTAACTGTATTAGGTATTGGAGCTGCAAAAACAAACTGGAATGAAGCCAATGGTGTAGTTCTTGAATATGTGGACCCTGCTAATTTAGTTTATTCTTATACTGAAGACCCAAACTTTGAAGATATATATTATGTAGGAGAAGTTAAGTCCGTGGCTTTAGAAGAGCTTAAAAAGCAATTTCCTTATTTAACCGATGCAGATTTAAAAGAAATAGAAAAGTTTCCAGGTAATGCGAACTATACTCGTAATTACTATGGAGCCGATACAAATGATAATACTGTACAAGTATTATATTTTGAATATAAAACATATTCTAATCAGGTGTTTAAAATTAAACAAACCGAAACAGGATTAGAAAAAGCACTTGAAAAACCAGACACGTTTAATCCTCCAGCAAATGATAACTTCGAAAGAGTATCAAGATCAATAGAGGTGCTGTATTCAGGTGCAAAGATATTAGGATTAGAAAAAATGCTTAAATGGGAACTAGCTGAAAACATGACTAGACCATTTGCAGATACTACAAGAGTAGAGATGAATTATACCATCTGTGCTCCTAGAATGTATAAAGGAAGAATTGAATCATTAGTAAGCCGTATAACAGGGTTTGCTGATATGATACAATTAACGCATTTAAAAATCCAACAAGTGCTATCGAGAATGGTTCCCGATGGAGTATTTGTAGATGTTGATGGATTAGCAGAAGTTGATTTAGGTAATGGTACAAACTATAATGCGGCAGAGGCATTAAATATGTATTTCCAAACGGGTAGTATTGTAGGTAGATCAATGTCGCAAGACGGTGGAATGAATCCGGGCAAAGTGCCAATCCAAGAATTACAAACATCGACAGGTAGCGCTAAGATAAGTTCTTTAATTAACACTTACCAGTATTACTTACAAATGATCCGTGATGTAACCGGATTAAATGAAGCAAGAGATGGAAGTATGCCGGATAGTGATATGTTAGTTGGTTTACAAAAAATGGCAGCAGCAAGTTCAAACACTGCAACACGTCATATATTACAATCGAGTTTATTCTTAACATTGAGACTATGTGAAAACATCGCTCTTAGAATTAAAGATTCATTAGAATTCCCATTAACACGTAAATCACTTATTGAAAGTATATCTGTTTCCAATGTAGAAACACTGAGAGAAATCGAGAACTTAAATTTACATGATTTTGGTATCTTCTTAGAATTAGAACCTGAAGAAGCAGAAAAAGCACAATTTGAACAAAATATTCAAGTTGCATTACAACAAGGTGGAATTGATTTAGAAGATGTAATTGATCTAAGACAAATTAAGAATTTAAAACTAGCTAATCAATCTTTAAAATACAAGAGAAAGAAAAAGTTAGAAAGAGATCAAGCAAATCAACAAGCAAACATTGCGGCACAAGGTCAAGCAAACGCTCAGGCATCAGAAGCGGCAGCATTAGCAGAAGTACAAAAGCAACAAGCATTGGCTCAAACAGAAATTCAAATATTACAATCTAAATCTCAATTTGAGATACAAAGAATGCAACAAGAATTAATGCTTGAGAAACAAAAGATGGCTGTAAAGTTTGAATATGATATGCAACTTGCCCAAATGCAATTAGGTGTTGCGCAACAGAAACAAGCTCAAGCCGAAGACCGTAAAGATCAAAGAACAAAAATACAAGCCACACAGCAATCAGAATTAATAGACCAAAGAAAAAATAATTCATTACCAAAAGATTTTGAAAGTAATGATTCAGGATTTGACTTATCACAGTTCAATCCTCAATAAGAATACATTAACCAATTTTATATTATCATATTATGTCAGAACAAGTAAAACAAGAGGGGGCCTTCAAATTACAAAAGAAGAGAACTCCAATGAAAAAATTAGTTAATTCTAATGAAATTTCAAAAGTAGATTTAAGAACAAATAAAACACCTGAAGATGCCGTTCAAATCGAAAACACAAATGAAAGCGTGTTGGGCAGCCAACAACCCGAACTGGGATTGCAAGAAGTGGAGCAAGGAAACCAAGAACATCAAACAGTTGCCGTTCAAGCTCCAGCCCAAGAAGAAGTAATAACAGTAATACAAGAGATAACGCAGGAAGA